TTAACCGATGTCTTTCCAGGCTCTTTCCTGCCGTTCGCGGAGCTGTTTAATTAGGTCCGCTTTGCGCCGAAATCCCCATCCGCGTAAAATCTGTTTGATCCGTGCTGCTGGGTTTGGCGCTTTCAGATCGATGAGTGCTGACCTTAATCCCAAATAGCGCCCATACAGCACCGCAACCAGCTCTAGCGCCCCATTCTCCGAAAAAATCCCTCGTGCGCGTTCCTGCCTATTTGAAACCGCTTTAACGGCGAGCTTATCAACCGCCCGTGCACTCCACTTGCGCATATATGGCCGACAAGTTAGCGTTAGCCTATTGCGAACCGAATTTGATTTGAAATCGGTGTTCGAACAAATCCAATTCTCAAAGCCTGTTTGAGGGTCCGATTTCGGACCATCGAGCCATTGTGATCCGTGCTGTCTGATCGGGGCATGGACAGGATCATTGAAACCCTATCAACGGAATTGCCTCAAGGCGCACAAGCGCCGGAATGGATCGAGCTTGTTCCGGCCGGAATGAATGTGACCAGGGACGGTCGCAAGATTGGCAACAATACACCCCAGGCAGCAATCCAGGCATTTGAAGCTGACCGAAGAGATATTCCGGTCGATTATGAACACGCGACCGAAATTCGGCCGCCTCAAGGGCTGTCAGCGCCAGCGGTTGGATGGATTGACAAGTTGGAATTGCGCAACGGCGCTTTGCATGGACGCGTTGCCTGGAACGATGAAGGCCGCCGGCAGGTTGAAGCCCGTGCATATCGATTCATCTCACCTGTTGTGCATCTTGATCCCGGCACCCGCGATGTCATCCGCATATCGTCGGTTTCACTCACCAATGACCCCGCCCTTTATCTCAACGCACTATTGCGCCGCTCTGGCGAACATCAGGAGACAATCATGCTCAACGCGATTGCCAAGGCACTTGGCCTCAAGGAAGACGCTACGGAAACGGAAATCCTTTCCAGAATTTCTGAAAACACAGCCAAGACCGAAATGCTCAAAAAGCAGGCGGCTCAGCCCGACGCTGCAAAATATGTACCGCGCATCGATCACGAGGCGGTGGTGCAGCAATGCAGCACGCTTCGCACGGAAAACGAAACGCTCAAGAATGCCGAGACCGACAAGGCGATCACGCATGCGGTCGAGAAGGGCATTGCAGACGGCAAGATCATCCCGGCCACCAAAGACACCGAAATCGAATATTGCCGGGCTGTCGGCGTCGAAAAATACACCGAGCGCCTGGCCAAGCTCGGCAAGGTCATTTCGTCCGGCGAAAGCGAAACCAGAAACGACCCGGCCAAAATCACCGGCAAGCTGGACGAACACCAGGTCGAAATGTGCAAACGAATGGGGATCTCTGAAGAGAAATACCTCGAAACGCTGAGCAAGGAAAAAGCGGCCTGATCAGGCACGCATGAAACGCCGAAGCATCGGCACTGTTTAATCAGGAGATATCATCATGCTTTCAGGGCCACGCGCCACATACAATCGCATCGCAACGTCGCTGTCTATGGCGGTCAAAGCAGGTGCCATGATCCATCAGGGCGGCATTGTTGTTGCGGAGGGTGGCTTTGCGACCAGCGGCCGCGCCGCTCTGGCACTCACGGCAATGGGCATGGCAACCGAAACAATTGACAACACCACCGGTGCTGACGGGGATCAAAAGGTCCAGGTTGAAAAGGGCTGCTTTCTCTACGCCAATTCGGCGGCAGACCCGGTGGGTGTTGCCTCACTCAATCAGTCCGTTTTCATCGAAGACGACGAAACCGTTTCGGCGACCGACGACGGAGGCGCGCGCTCACCGGCCGGCGTTTGTTTTGATGTCGATGACACCGGCGTTTGGGTGCGTTTCACCTAACAGCAATCAGCCATCGGTTCACGGGATCGGCACCAGGCACAAAGGACAACCGCAATGATCATCAATCGAACTAATCTCACCAATTTGAACACAGGGTTCAAGACAACTTTCATGGGCGCGTTCGGTGCTGTCGCGCTGGACTACCAGCGTCTCGCCACCATCGTGAATTCCAGCACATCAATTGAAACCTATGCCTGGCTGGCGCAGGTGCCGCGCATGCGTGAATGGATTGGCGAGCGCTTTCACAAGAACCTTCAGAGCGATGCCTACACACTGCGCAACAAGCTCTATGAAAACACGGTGGATGTGCCGCGTATCGCAATTGAGGACGATCAGTACGGCGTTTACAATCCTGCGATTGGCATGATGGCGGAAGCCGCTGCTGAGTTGCCGGAAGAATTGATCTTTCAGGAAGCCTTGCCGGGTGGATTTGCGACGGCCTGTTTTGACGGGCAGAACTTCTTTGACCCAGATCACCCGGTTCTGAACAAGGACGGCAAGCCGGTTTCGGTTTCGAACTATACGGATGGTGCACAGCCTGCCTGGTATCTCATGGACGTGCGGCGCTCAATCAAACCGTTGATCTTTCAGGAGCGTGTCAAGCCTGAATTGATCATCCATGATGACCCGAACAGCTCAACCAGTGTTTTTGAAAAAGACGTCTATTCCTATGGCACGCGATCCCGCGGCGCAGCCGGCTATGGTTTCTGGCAGATGGCTCATGCCTCCAAAGCTGAACTGAACGCTGCAAACTTCAAAGCGGCGCGAACAGCAATGATGAAGCTGACCGCCGATCACGGCAAGCCGCTGGGCGTTGTACCCAACCTGCTTGTTGTCAGTCCGGATCTGGAAGACGCGGCCGACGAGGTGCTGAGTGTTCAGCGCCTTGCCAACGGCCAGGACAATCCCTTGTACAAGAAAGCCGAAATTCTCGTGTCCCCATGGATGGCTGCCGCATAAGCCATCCTCCTCCGGAGACCGCCAGGCACTGGATGTCTGGCGGTTCTTCCAAAAGAAGCACTTTGCCTGCCTCTTTTGAAAGAACCGCATCGCAAAACATGGAGTGAAACGATGGCTGCACGCAAAACAGCAACCCAGCAACCGCCAGCAAATCAATCCGGCCCGTCAGAGGCTGACAGCAAACAAGCGGAAGAGACTGAGAACGAAAGTCTCATTGTTCATGTCACCGCCAGCGCCAATCGCCGCCGCGCCGGGATCAACTTCCCCAAGGGGCAGTCCATTGCGGTCAATGTCGATGAACTGAGCGACGATCAGCAGAACGCGCTTGCTAACGATCCGGTCCTCAAGATCAGCAAATAAACAAGCCGCCCAAGGCGAATTGGCAGGGGGCGTAATCCGGCGTCCCCTGCAGATCAAACATGAGGCCGCAAATGTCACAATATGCAGCGATTGCAGATATGGAACGGGCGCGCGGCACGGAGCATGTGCGTAGCCTTTCCGACAAAGACAATATTGGCACGCGTGTTGACGCGGCATTGAATGAAGCCCTGGCGCGCGCATCCTCGCTGGCCGACAGCTACATCGACAAAAAATACGAGGTTCCGCTTGGCAATCCGCCCGACTATCTGATTGCGGCCGTCATCGACATCGCAGAATACCAGCTTGCGCCTGACAGCATGATTGGCACAGAGAACATGCGCACCCGCTATGAGGATGCGCTCAAGTTGTTCAAGGAAATCGGAAAGGGCAACGTCACGCTGGCTGGCAACAGTCCGGCCTTGAGCGGCCAGGTTGAAGGTGCAACCGGTTCAAAGGGCGTCCAGATGGTTGCGCCAGAGCGTCTGTTTACCCGCAATTCGGAAATCCTCTGATGGCTGTTCGCATCATAGTCTCAGGTGAGGAAGAGGCCGCCCGTGTCATCGGCAGAATTGCCGAACCGGATCGACATGCTTTCCTGGATGGTCTTGGCGGACTTGTTGTGTCGCAATCGCAACGGCGCATTCGATCCGAGAAAGCCGCTCCGGACGGGACGCCCTGGAAGCCCAACGCCGAAGGCACGTCCATCCTTTTTCGTTCAGGTGCTCTTGATGACAGCCTGCACCATGAAGTGCGCGGGAACGAAGTCGAAGCCGGCAGCAATCTGATCTATGCGGGTATTCATCAGGACGGCGGTAGCATTGAACCTATAACCGCCAATGCGTTGGCGTTTTCGGTTGGTGGCCAATTTGTCCTGGCAAAAAAAGTCACCATGCCGCAAAGGCAATATCTGGGCATATCTCCGGCCAATGAGGCTGAGATTATCAGCTTTGCCGAAGACTTTATTGTGCGAGGTTTGCAATAGTGCTGACCACGCTTAGAAGCCGCTTCATAGATCATTTGAAGGCCGCTCATTTAGACTTTCGCGACATCAAGGCGCATTACGGCCGGCTTGAAGAAAGCGAGATCGAAAAAATCTCCGCGCAGACACCGGCCGCGCGTGTCGGGCTTTGGGGCAGGATCGCGACTGAGATTGTCGCCGATGGCCAGATTGTTATCCGGCCGGGGTTTGCCATTGCCGTGATCACCAAATCCACCGACCTGATCCGCAGTCATGATGAAGCCATGCGGCTTTCAACTGATGTGGTGGCCGGCCTTGGGTCTTTTATTCCAGGCGCTCCGAACAGCGAAAACGCTATCGAGGCTTTGCCTGGTGTTGGCTTGGTTGAAAACATCTCACTGGATATTTCAAACAGCAATGCGCTGGAAGCAAAAGGCATCGCCTTGTGGGGTGTTCTTTGCAACGTGCCAATCCGTATAGGTCTATCGTTGGCAAGCCAGGAGGCGGCCGGTCTCTATGACATCGAATGGCCAACCGGATTTGAAAACCCGGAGGATGCGCTATGAACGCACGCATCGAACGGCATCTGGTCAAACAGGCCATTGAAATTCGCGAGTTGAAACGCCGGTTATTGAACACGGTGCGCGAAGGAAAGGTCGTCGAGCATAGCACCGAGGATCCGCGGTTGATCAAAGTCGATATCGGCCCCGAAGGCCAGCCGGTCAACACGCCCTGGATTGAATGGTCCGAACGGGCGGGGGCCGTCAAAACCTACGGCCGCCCGTCACTTGGCGAGCGGGTTCTTGTCAGCTCGCCAGATGGTGAGCTTGGCACAGCATCGCGTGCCATTGCGGGCGGGTTTTCCTCAGACAATGAAAGCCCTGCAGGCCAGGATGGCGAATTGTTGATGACAATCGGCGGCAGTTCATTCCGGTTTCACGCGGACGGGCTGGAGTTAACCGGCAAGCTCGAGGTCCACGGCGATGTCAAGGCGAATGATGGTGTCTTCGAACACGAAGCCAAAAACGTCGGGAATGATCACAAGCACACTGAAGTGATGAAGGGCGGCGCTGTCACCGGCCCGCCAGAAGGTTAGGAGTAGGACCATGAAATTTGAAGTCACAGGCAACAATTGGCCTCGCCGCAAGCCGCTTGCGAAAGGCGCGATTGTTGAACTTACCGAACGGGCTGCGCGCCACGCATTGATTGATGGTGACATCATGCCGGCAACCAACGTCAAATCGGATTTGGGCAGCAAGCCGGCACAGACAAAAAAGGCGGGAAAGTAACATGCTGGCGCCGCGTGGCTTTGACCGCAAGACATTCGCAGTGGTGGAAGGTTGGCCCTATGTGGAAAGCCTGCTTGCCGATGCGTTGTCAACGCGTAAGGCAACGCGGGTCCTGGCGCGCCGCTATGGCGGTGATATTCCGGCCTATGTGGATGCGCCGGGTAACGTCGAAACCATTCTGGCGACACTTTCTGACGTTGCCATGGCCTGTGATCAAATCCGAGATCTGGAAACAGGAGAGGCCGTTGTCCGGTTTGTCTCAGCGCAGGATGTCGGAGCGGACCGGCGTGGTCGTTACGCTCTGAGCCTGACCTTTGATTATCTGCCCGAAGAGACACAAAACACAATTGCGCTTGATCGTTTGGAGGTGGCCGCATGAGCAACGTTGTTGATCTTTCACGCCTGCCGCAACCAACTATCGTTCATGCGCTCGATTGGGATGGTGAGGTGACAGCGTTCATCGCTCGCCTGAAAACCCAATTGCCGGAATGGGCGGGCGTCTTTGAAAGCGACAGTTTCATCAAGGCTGCCCGCACCTGGGCTTATCGGCTGACGCTCGAACAGCAATCTCACAACCAGGATGCCCGCGCTATTCTCCTGGCTTATGCAGCCGGTGCCGATCTCGATCACCTTGCGGAAAGCTTCTACAGCTTTGCCAATATCGCTCGTGCAACTGGCGAGAGTGATGCGAGCTTTCGTGATCGCATCCAGTTGGCACCGGAAGCATTTTCGTCTGCCGGCACGCTTGGCGGTTATGCGTTCCATGCTCGCGCTATTGACCCAATTGCAATTCCCTATGTCGATGTGTGGTTTCCGCAGCCCGGTTTCGCACAAGTTGCGGTACAAGCAGCTGATGGCATAGACGATGAAGCGGCGGCCATTTTGTTGGATGCCGTGCGGGAAAAACTGAACAAAGACGAACACAAAAATTCGGACATCCTGACGATCAGCCGGGTGGAGCGCGTTGATGTGTTTGTGCGTGCTGTGATCCATGTGGCGCGCGGTCCGGATGCCGGGCTTGTCGTTGCGGCCGCCAACGCCGGACTGGGCAAGCTCGAAGCAATCATTTCACGCCCGCGCCAGGTGCTGTCGGTTTCTGCCCTGGCGAACGCGCTGCATAGCGATGCGGCCATCCGTGTTCTCGTTGAAATGCCTGTGGACGAAGTCGCCACAGGCGAAGGCCAGGCGATCCGCATTGCTGCCCGCGACATCCGCGCGGAGATAGCCAATGTTTGACGAGTTCAAGGCTGCAAGCCTGCTTCCACCCAATGCCACATTGCCTGAACATGCACTGGCGGCAACAAGTGGTTTTGTTGACAAGCTCGATGATCCCATTGGCAATATGTGGGACGCCTGGTCAATCCCGGTTGAAGCGTTGCCGTTCCTGGCTTGGGCAGTGCGGGTGCCGCTTTGGGATGAGCAGTGGTCCGAGCCGAAGAAACGGTCGATCATTGCCGAAGCGCCCGAGCTGAACAGATCCAAAGGCTCGGTACATGCCATGCGCCGCTTCGTGGAAATCATGGATGGGCGTGTTGTTGACATTACGTTGCCACCCGAAGGCATTTATGTTTCGGAAGGTCAAACAGAGGCTGAACGGCTAGCCTGGTTGTCACGCTTTGCAGAGATCCGCATCTATGATCGGCCGGGTGGCGATATCGTTGCCTGGGATTTTGCAAATCAAGCCTATCTTGATGATGGCCTGGACGAAAGCGGCGCATTTCTGGCCGCCTATGCACCAAAGCCAAAGCGTCGTGCGGTTCTGATCGACGGCACGCAGCAGGCTGACCTGGAAGTGGTTGAGACCCGCACACATCACCAGGACGGATCAACCCATATTGTCGAAAAACTGTTTGGCTCCGGCTTTTCCGAAGGTGGTTTCTTCATGGATGAAAACTACCTGAAAGACGTACTTGATATCGCAATGCCAGTGCTGTTTTTGCAGATCGACGCTGGGGTGCCTGGTACGAGGTATGGCGTTGATGCGCGGCTTGTATCGGGAACGGCTGAACGTGTTGTTCAAACCGGCATAGCCGATGATTTCTTTCTTGATGGTATCGACGGCGCCGGCGGCTATCTGATGCGCTCAATTGCCGACACGATGATTTATGACAGCTTCCGCCTCTATGACGCGGGTCGGTCAACAGGGCGTTTGCCGAGCGGCTATTGTCTGGGTGACCCGGATGTCTTTTCGTTGGCTGCAAATCATGTGCTCATAGACATCGATGCGCGGTTTTCCATTCCGCAAAATGTCACGATCCTGAATGACGGTTTTGTCAGCAACTATATGTTGCGGGACGATGGGAAACATCGCCAGCGGCTTTTTGATGCGGCCAGCGCCGCCAATCCAACGAGCGACAAGACCCTCGCAAGCACCGCAATCCACCGGCCTATCCGCTTCTCGGATGGACTGCCTTTCGGCAGTTTCAAGTTTGGCCAAATGTTCAATGCAAAGGAGGCCACGAATGCGTGACCAGATTATTGTTCGCCCCAATCAACAGCTGCTTGAAGCCGACTTGAATAACATCCAGGGGTTTGTGCAGACCTCAATGGATCATGTTGTGCGCGATGGCCTCGGCGCGTCCAAGCGCTATGTCGGTTTTACAAGCGCGAAGGCGGGCGTGGCAGAGGTCTCGGTAGAACCCGGTCTGCTCTATCTCGGCGGTCCGGTTCACCGTGCTGACAGTGTCAAGGAATTTGACGTTATTGGCCAGTTGCCCGTTGCGACAAAGCGCATGGCGGTGATTGTGGGGTGGGGATCAACAAGCGAGGAAGATATTGAACGCCGCAATTTTCGCACGGACGTAACGACCAACCTGGTTGAACCTCAAGACGTCGCAATGCGCCGCTCGCGCATAGCCAATATCGACATAGTCTATGGTCAGGAAAGCGCATCGCCACAATTGCCGCCCATTGCAGACGGCCTCGTCCACATCGCCACAATCACACTGGCGACAACCGGTGTTGAACTGGTCGAAATGAACGATGCGGCCGCGTTGCGTTCGTCAGAGGACATCTATGCTCTGGCCCTGTCCAACGAGGCATGGCGTTTAATTGCCGAACCACTCATGTCGACAATCCGGACCGACCTTGCTGCCCTGGCTGAAAGTCTGCGCGGGTCGAGTTCGTCACGGCTGGTCGAGCAATTGACCTATGATGTGGCGGTGCTGAAGGAAACGGCAGGCATAGACTAGGATGCGGTATCCTATGGCGCGGACCGGTTCTTGACCGATGATGAAGCGGATCTGTTGCACGCGCAATCTGATTGCCGGATTGAAGAAGGCTTGCGCTTTAACTGGGACGGTGTGCAGGAGATTGCGCTTTCCATGTTCAATCCGCTGGATCCGGCCGCCACGGTTGATGCCGGCACCGGAATGATGTTGCCCAAATATGGAGAAGTTGCGCGCAACATCATCACCGGTTTTGCCGGTGATATTTCGATAAGCCAATATGCAAGCCAGGAAGTGACACTCACGCAACATTCAACGACCCGCACACGCATCCGTTACGGGCAGTCCATGAAAGTCTGCACCAACTCCAATTGGTGGAATTCGGGTATCTATGATCCGGCCACCGGCATTTTCCGGCTCGATGGTGAGGTCTGGCAAGTTGACGAGGGCGATCTTGCCGAGGCGGTCGTGAACCACCGCATGATCCGCGTTACCCAGTTTTGGGTTGATACCTGGCAAACGCCCTATTGGGAGTTGATCACAACCGAACAGGTCATCAATGGCGCGGTAATCGCCCAGACCGTTTTGAATGCGCAGGGCGGCTGGTATCTGGGGTCCGAATTTGAATTCACGACGGTTGCAGCTGATGGCGCTGTCACCATGGCGATTTGCGAAACCATACAGGGTGCGCCCGATATGAGCCGCGTCATTGCCTCAGTGACCAAACAGGCGGCCGACTTGAAAACCCGGCCGGCAAAAACCCGGTTTGGCGTGCCGCCAATCTACATGGAACGGGGAAAACGCTATGCCCGCGTATTGATCACGCAAGGTGGCCACCGTGTGGCCATTGCCGACAAGAATTCCTATCAGGAAGGCACCCTGTTCAGTTCGACCGATGGCGCCTGGTTTACCGGTGATCTGGACAAGGATCTTGTGTCGGTCGATTACTTCGCCAATTTCGCCAATGCGCGATCCGTTGTCGAATTCAGCTCGATCTCCCTTGCTGGCGGCATAACAGATCTTGATATGCTTTATGACAGCATAGTGCCTGACGGCACGGAAATCGGTTGGGAAATTCAGCCTGAAGGGCAGGCTGTCTGGTCGCGGCTTGAAGGTGGGGCACTGCAAAGCCTGCTTTACAACAAACCTGCCCAGGTAAAGCTCCGTGCGGTGTTCAATGGCACGTCGGATGTCCAACCCATGTTGCGTTTGACAAAAAGCCGGCTGAGGGCAACGCGTTCAAAGGACACGTTTGTTGGTGTCTCCAGTGCGATTGTTTTGCCTGCAGCATCTTCAAACATCACCGTCACCAGCTACCTTGAGCATTTTGATGATGGGGATCATACGGCGGTCATCAGCCTGTTTGACGATGGCGATGTAGAGCGGGCCGCTTCAGTAGTCGAGGATCTTCCGGCCAACAAGGGCATACGCCGCAAGGCCACGTTTGCTCTTGGCGGGGCTACGGCAAGCTTTCGGATCAAACATGCGGCAACAGCTGCATCAGACCTTGATTTGTTTCACATCAATGAAACCGTTTGGCACGGCTACTAGGAGTTTTCGCAATGGCAAAATCAACCTCCACAACAGAAAAGCCGATGCGTGTGCGGATGATCGAACCTGCTGAGATCGGTCCGACAAAACTCAAGCCGGGCCGGGTCTATACGGTGAGCGCGCAAGTGCAAAAAGACCTCGGCAAAAAGGCGACCGCAGCTGATGGCTGAAAAACTGAAATATTCTGCATTCAACGATGAAACGCAGGAATTCATAGCCCTGCTCAACCGTGTCATGGCCGATATCGCTTTGCGCCTCGGCGGCATTGAAGAAATCGGCGATGACCTGAAGGAGATTGAACAGCGCTATGGTGTAACGGCACTTGAGCGCATTGATGCTTTGCTCACGCCACTGGTTGCCGCGATGCAGCAGGCCGTAGCGGACGCCCAGGCTCAGCTTGAGGGCCTTGAAAGCGGCACCGCCACGAACTCCTTGCAACTTGGTGCGCAGCTTCCGGCATTTTATCTGGCACTCGTCAATGCTGTTGGTGTCCTGGATGTCGCCAACGGCGGTACGGGTGGAACGACGCCTGGCGAGGCGCGCACGGCTCTTGAAGTGACGCCAGCCAACATCGGCACGATGACGACAGTTGAAATCAACGCGGCCATAACTGCGAGTGTCGATGGACTTGTCGATGGTGCGCCGGGTGCTTTGAATGTTCTGTCCGAGCTTGCTGCGGCCATGGGCAATGATCCGAATTTCGCGACCACGGTGACAAATGCCCTGGCTGCCAAGTTGAATGCCAGCATCTACACCGCAGCGGATGTTCTTGCCAAAGTCCTGGCATCCGGTGGAATGGCGACAACGGCGCATTTCCTGACTGGAGCAGCTGACAAGCTTTTATCTGCAGATGAAGTTTGGGATGCGGTTGAGCCGGTTGCATTGGCTGACGATGCGACGGTTACCGTTGATCTGAATACGGGAACAAACTTCACGCTGACACTGGTCGCAAATCGCACCATCTCGTTCAGTAATACCGGCTTAAAAAAGAATTTCATGATTGAGTTTACGCAGGATGGCGCGGGAAACCGCCAGCCAGCTGTTGATGGAACGGGAACATTTGGAGATGCCGGGGTGCCCGATCATCAGACGGGAGCCGGAAAGAAAGACTATTGGTTTGGCACTGTTAGCCCTTCCGGACTTGTCCTTCTGTCGTTCTGGAAGGGCGCTTGATATGGCGGTCCCTGGGACAATGCCCCAGATGACCGGGTTCGGGAGAAATGGCGCTGGTATAGAGCTGACCTATCTAGACTTTGCAGAGAGTTTCAACTCAAAAAATATCACTGGCCCTGCCTTGATCCTGGCGGGCGATCTGCTTGTTCACCTGCAATGGAGATACTGGACCGGGAGCACCCCGACTGCGGTCGTGCCAACGGGCTTTAGCTCCCTGGTGAATTTTGCCGGCATTGGCAACACGCGCGGGATCATCAGCTTCAAGATTGCTGATGGAAGTGAAGCCAATGCCGTGATCGCAGGAATGAACTCTCAGCACCAGTCGCAGAACTTCATGATCGTGTCCCGTCCCAGCGCAGCAATCACCGGCATCAACACGACAACCTTTGCTGGACAGGGCACAAACAGCGATCCTGACCCACGGGTTATTGCCGCAGCGTCACTGGACCCAGCCAGTATCGGGATGGCCCTATTCTATCATACGGCATCGCCTGTCATAACGTTCAGCCCTGTCTCAGGAAATACAACCAAAACCGGAAACAATTGCAACACCTACTGGGCCATCCAGAACGGCAGTCCCGTCAATATCAGCGTCGACATGAATGATGCGGGCGGCGCGCTGATGATGATTGGTGGCGCGGTCAGCGTCTATTGAAGAAAGACAGAACAATGGGACAACTCTACGCCAAGAATCCGGATGATACGATTGGCGATCTGTGGACGCCGCGTGAAAGGATTGGCGGCATCCAGTATGCCGGATCCATTGCGGCAAAATGGAGCGACGTGGATCTCGCAGGGATTGGTCTGTTCCGATTGATTGATGCTGGCCCTGTTCCGGCCGGCAAGCAGATAGTCAGCAGCGAGATCGTGTTCAATGGAACATGTTTTGAGCGGCAAAATACGCTTGAAGATATCCCAGCACCTTTGCCGCAGGACTGTCCTCTGAACCCAGCGCAGTTTGATGCAATCCTCGCATTGCTGGAGATCACCATCGAACAGATCGACACAGCGATCGACGCGGCCATATCCGATCCGGTTGATAATGCCTTCGCCAAGGCCAAGGTTCGCAAGGCGACGGCGTATCGGCGCGACAATGACCTGTTTGGGCTTCTTGCGCCGCTCATTGGTATTACAGACGAGCAGATCGATCAGGCGTGGATGCAGGCAAAAGACTTTCACTAGTTCGGTGGGTGGCAACTTGCACTGCGTTGCCGGCTCTTTTACAAGAGAGCCAACCACGCGAAATATCCCAATGTCCAAACAATGATGTGTCACTGAGGGTCCGAATTCGGACCCTCAATTAGTTTTCAACCCTCTTGTAAAACGGTTTTGAAGCCCGCCACTGGCGGCGTCAAACCATATATAAAAGGCTTGGATAATGGCACAACTCGGATATCAGCACGGCACTCGCGTTACCCGTGTGCCGGAAGGCACAATCAGTCTTAAGGTAATCGATCAGGCGACGGTCGGCATTGTTGGAACTGCTCCGGACGCCGACGATGCGCTCTTCCCAGTCGATACGCCCATTGCCCTGACCGGCGACGTGACGCAGATTGAAGCGCTTGGTGCGACCGGCACAATCAAGGACCAGATCAACAATATGATTCTGGCGTCCGGTGGAACCTATCTGCCGAAAACCGCTATTGTTCGTGTAGCGGAAGGTGTCGACGCGGATGCGACACTGGCCAATATGGTTGGCGCTGCCGGATCGTTGACCGGGTTTCATGCCTTCAAGTCCTGGTCGTCCGAACTCGGTTTCAAACCCAAAACATATATGGCGCCTGGCTTTGCCGGTTTGCGGCCCGGTGATGCCGCGAACCCGCTTGTTGCGGCTATGTCGCCCTGGCTGGAACGCCAGCGTGCCATGATGCTGGTTGGTGCGCCATCAACCACCAAAGAGGATGCCGTTATATATCGCGATGATACGGGATCGATGTCCGTTGAAATCATTGATCCGCGCGCCCTTGCATCCGATCCGGATACGGGCCTGCCAATAGCCGTTCCTATTGAGCCGTTTATCATGGGTCTTGGTGTGCGCATCATCCGGGATGGTGACAGTGAAAGCAAAAAACCGGCCGGCTTTTGGGTGTCCTGGTCAAATGCCGAGATCGGCGGCATTGTCGGTGTAGAGCGACCTGTCAGCTTCGATTACACAGATCCCGATACGGAAAGCCATTTCCTCAACGAAAACCGCATCAACACGATTGTCCGTGACAATGGCTGGCGCTACTGGGGCGGGCTTACCGCATCCTCCGATGATGACTGGATGTTTGCAAACGTCGTGCGCACCCGATACGCGCTGGAAGAAATGGTCGCCCGTGACTTTGCGCCGATTATTGATGCGCCAATGAATGCGCCGCAGGTCATTGCTGCCATTGTGTCGCTTGACGAAAAGCTGAAGGACTTTCAGCAGGCCGGGGCGATCATCGGCGGCCGGGCCTATTTCCTTCCTGAAGAAAACAGCTCCGGCAATCTCCGCCAGGGAAAACTGCGCATCGAGTTTGATGCGGAGGAAACACCGCCAATCCATATGTTGGAAGTCGGTTCACACAAGAACATCAAATATTTCGACATTCTGGTTGACGACATCGTCCGCGAGCTTGCCAGCGTCTAAACGGCCAGCACTCACAAAGGAGAACGACAATGAAAGATATCGGTCGCGCCTGGTCCGCCTTCATTGAAGACAAGGGCAAATTTGCGGAGGCCGCAAGTTACAAGGAACCAGACCTGAAATGGATACGCGAGCAATACGCCGGCGGCGGTGCCATTGCCGAGCGATCCGTTCCGATGCTGTTGGAAGAGCTGAAATGTGAACTCACAATGTACAATTATGATCCGGATGCCATTGCAGCATTTGGTTTTGCAGTGGGTAGTCCTCAAGCGTTTCAGTTTCGGCGGGAGCTGTTCGACACTTCAGCGCAGACAACATCGTCGATTGTCGTGCACACACTGGCAACTGTGGATCTTGAATTTCCCGATTGGGATCGCAAGAAACTTGAGGGCGTCAAACTGCCGTTGTTTGTGACCACCTATCGTCGTTTCCGTGATGGTGTCCTTGAACTGCATATCGATCCGGAGGGCGGCATTATTGATATGGGCGACGGTAATATTCTCGCCGAAACAAATCGTGCCATCGGGCGGAACTGATCACCATGGCAAAGGAAACAATCACGCTTAAAAGGCCAGTTGATCTTCGCGGAGCTGACGGCAAAGGCGCGCATGTATCAAAGCTTGAACTTCGTGACATGGATGTGGGCGACTTTCTCGATGCATGCAAGGATTGCCGGGAGGGCGCAAGCCGCATGGAGCAGGAATTGCATGTGGTTTCGATCTGCTCGGGCGTTGGTATGTCCGTGCTTCGGGCGATCAAGCCTGGTGACTTGTACCAGCTTTCCAACTGGTATGATCGACAGTGGGCAACGCCGACTGAAACGCAGGAGGGTGGCGAGGGAGCCGACGTGGACCCTTCAGGGGACAGCGTGGCGAGGTGATCCTTCTGGAGGTGATGGAAAATGTCGCTTCCATCTATCCATTCGGCATGTCTGATTTGCGCTCTTTAACACTGATGCAGTTACGGTTTTTTTCACAAACGGCGAATGCGCGTCGAATGCGCAGCACAGGTGATGTCCATCGGATTTTGGAGACACTGTTAACGAAAGGCTGACATCAAAATGAAAGCGTCAGTAACGCTTGAGCTTATCACAAAGGGACTGGATAAGGCGCGCCAGGCAAAGCAACTCATAAGAGATGTTGGCCGGGCTGAAACAGTTGGTAAGGATCTGATTGGCACAGAGAAAAATCTGATCAAATCCAATGAACGCCTGGCTGAGTCCGAGCATAAATCTGCAAAGGCCTTTGACAAGTCCACGCAAGCGGCAAAAAAACAGGGCTCTGAGTTTACAAAACTTGAACAACAACAGGACAAACTGAGACGAAAATCCAAGCAATTTGCAAATGCAAATGGTCCGGTGCGTAGCCCTGGGGTATCCAGCATGATCAACAAGCCGATGGTCGGCGCTGCCGGGGCAGCCGGTGTCGGGTTTCTGAGTGGCGCAGGGTTGGCGACTACAGGTGCTGTCGGCGGCCTTGGAATGGTTGCTTCGGCATCGATCGTAGGTGCGGCCGGAGACGAGTTCGAAGCCGATCAACTGCGCGTGCTGGGTGAATATACGGAAGCCCAGGAAAAGGCCTACCAATCCATTTTGAAGAAAACCGGAACCCATCGCGGCATTGGAACAATGGGTGCTTATGCGATCTTTGGTGAACTCATGGCCGGTGGTCTTTCCCACAAAGACGCAGCCGTCATGACGGACGGTGTTGCAGTGTTTTCGAAAGCCGCAAAATCGCAGATTGAAGAAGTTGCGAGAACAACCATCGCATTGCGCAACAATCTTGCCATTGGCAATGATGAAATGATGTCCGCCTATGACGCAATGGCGCTTGGTGGCAAAGACGGCCAGTTTGAAGTCAAGGATATGGCAAAGGCCTTCCCGTCTCTTGCTGCAAAAATGGGGAAACTGGGTGAGAATGGGCTTGCAGGTGTCAAGCGGCTTGTAGCAATGAGCCAGGCTGTGCGCACGGCGACCGGAACAAGCAGTGAGGCGGCGACTAACCTGGACAACCTGCTCAACAAGTTGACCGCCAAAGACTTCACCAAAAACGCAGCGAAATTCGGCATCGATGTAGAGAAGACGATGTCCGACGCGATAGACAATGGACTGTCTCCTGTCCTTGAACTGATCAAGGCCATCCAGGAGGAAGTTGGTTCAAATCCATTCGCCCTGGGAGAACTGTTGCCTGATAGCCAGGCCCAGGCGGCATTGACCGCCATTATCAAACAATATGGCGCCATCAATCAGCAGATTGAAAAGATGGGTGCTGCGCAGGGCATTGTCATGAAGGATTTTCTGACGGCAACGGATAATGCGTCGTCGGCGTGGGATCGGCTGTTTGCGAATGTCGCGACCAAGTCAAAAGACACAGCGGCCAAAGTTCTACCCGTTGCAACGAAGGTGATGAATTATCTTTCAGACGGCATGGAGGGAAAACCAACAGCCCTCAGTAAGGCCAATCAAGGCGCAAAATCTGTATCGTCCGCCATTCCCGTGGCGTGGTTGGGGAGAAAGATATTTGGGGATGATCCGCCACCTCAGATGGAGGCCTACAAAAAATATGGCGCTTCCAGGCGCGAAGCCAATCAAAACAAGCTAAGCGGCCGTGATGCACTTTCCGGCATCGTGGAGCGCATTGATGCTGCAGATCGAGCCAAAAATCAAAACAATACCGTTCAGAAAAAGGGCGATATTTCCGGCCGCATGGATGGTGCATTTGATGGCGTTGCACATGAGGCGGCAGAAGGATCGGCGGCTGTCAAAGAGGAACTAACTGCGCTGCAAATTCAAACATTCGCAGCCGGGCAAAAGGCTGGAAAACAACTGGCAGCCGGATTGCGCTCAACCAAACCGGAAGTATCGGCGGCGGCCAACGAACTGGCCAGCGAAATCAGCGCCCATTTCCCTCAATCACCTGCCAAGAAAGGACCGCTTAGAGGTTTGCCACAGATGGGGGCGAAGATCTCCTCACAAATAGCAGACGGCATGTTGAGCAACAGTGCGGCCCAGGCCGCAAGCACGGTTGCCAAACGCATCACAGCAGGACTTGGTGGCAATGCTTCTGGCAGACAATCGGCAAAGCCTGGTGGGGTTACGTCGGGCGGGGTTCAGATCGGATCAATCACGATCAATGGTGTCAAGGATGCTGCCGGTGCCGTTGACCAGCTCGGCCGTAATATTGAGCGCCGGCTGGCCGGTGTTCTTGCTGACGTGGGGTAGAGCAAATGTCACTGCTCCGGTTCGGAGGCTTCACATTCAGAGTGTTCGGATTGGCACCGCATCTCATTGCTCGGTACGATGAATGGCGGTGGGCGGAAACCGAGCGCTTATCCGGTGAACATGCCTTGCAATTTTTGGGCCGTGGCCCTGGCGAAATGACATTGGAGGCCACACTTTTTTCACAGCATCTTTCCGGTCATAAGCAACTCCATGTAGATCAGTTGCGAAGCGTCGGCGACAGCGGTACGCCTTATCCGATGATCAGCGGCGATTACAAGGCTCTCGGCTGGTATGCGCTAACGTCTTTGGAGAGCGAGCACACCTATTTGGATTTGCGCGGAAGGCCGCGTAAAGATGGTCTGCTGATTGGTTTTCGCCGGTTTGGCCGTGATGGTCCTGGCGGTCTTTGATGGTGAACACCTGGACCACTCGGGACGGCGAAATGGCAGATGAAATTGCCTGGCGGGTCTATGGCGATAGGGCAGACGGATTGACAGCCCTTCTTGAGGCCAATCCGCAACTTGCCCAACTTCCTCCCATGCTTCCTGCAGGGCTGATATTGAGCTTGCCTGATTTGCCTGAAATCACGGCTGACGATGACACACTCATAAGGCTGTTCAGTTGATGGTGAAGGGCTTTACACCCACAATTGAATGCAGCGTAGACGGTCGCTCGATTACATCCTTGCTTATGTCGCGCCTGGTTGAGGCCAGCGTTACCGACGGGACCGGGATTGATGATGACCGGCTCATGATTACCGTTGACAACCCCGGCGATCGAATTGCCCGGCCGCGCAAAGGCGCCAAGGTTCTCTTTGCCGGTGGATACCGCGAAACGGGCATTCGGACTTTTGGCAATTTCATTGTTGAGGATGTGGAAAAATCCGCACCAAATCGCAAGCTCACTATCATCGCCAGGGCGGGCTCACCGGGCAACGCGATCAAGGAAAAGCGGTATGCCAGTCATGAGGAAAAATCGATTGACGATATCGTGTCAGAGATTGCTGGCATACACGGTCTGACGCCGGCTATCGGCGAAGACCTTGCCTCCGTTGTCATTCCGTTTCGCGCGCAGATCGGTGAAAGCGATATGCACCTTCTAACGAGCCTGGGAATGCGCCTGGGCGCGGTCGCGTCCATCAAGGATGGCTACCTCATTTTTGCCCGGAAAGGCAAAGCAGCCAGTGTTACCGGTAAGCCATTGCCAGTCGTGACAATCGGTATGGATGATTTGTATGGCGAAGACGCCTTTTTGGTGCGTGGCACAGCCCGCAATAGCTATGGAACCATCCGCGCATTCTACCATGATCGCCAGCAGTCAAACCGGCGCTTTGTTGAAGTCAGCAGCGATGGTCCTTTGCTTCAATTGCCGGAGGTTTACCAATCGGAAGACGAGGCCAGAACCGCCATCGATGGCGAGCGCAACAACCGTGATCGCTCCGAAGAAAATCTGTCTGTTACGATCCAAGGAAACATAACGGTGCAGGCCGATGCCAAATTGATTGTTGCCGGTATTGATCGGGATGGCGATGGCGAATGGTCGGTCGAGACGGCCGAGCATAGCTGGTCTGGTTCAGAGATCTATCAAACAACCATTGAGGCCGTCAGAAAGGAGCGGGAATGAACGGCCAGGCCCAGCCGGGTGGCCGGTGCGTTTGAGCGCACCAACGCGGGCCTGATCACCAAACCAATGCCCGCCGACAGCATCCATAGACAACCGTCGCACCCGTGCCCGCGCGGGCAATGAATGTGTGACTGAGTCGCGAGATACGAACAATGAAAGATGTGCGATGCGGAACCTGCAATGCACTGTTATTCAGGGCTGGACAAAACGCCCTTAGCAACGATATTGAGATCAAGTGCCGCCGTTGCGGTACGATCAATCATTTGAGGCCCACTGAGCCCTTGAACGAACGCCAGGAGCGTCGTCAATAAAGGACAACTCAGTGTGGCTTTACGTTCCCCCAAAAATGATACCCTCAACGGAATTGCCTTGTGCGCAGGCGTTGGAGGATTGGAGCTCGGCCTGCATATCGCAGAACCCGGGTATCGGACTGTTTGTTACGTCGAGCGGGAAGTCTTTCCAGCGGCAACCCTCGTGGCAAGGATGGAAGACAAGACCCTGGATAACGCGCCTGTCTGGGATGACGTTAAGACCTTCGACGGCCGTCCGTGGTGTGGAAAGGTTCATCTCGTTACTGGCGGATATCCATGTCAGCCATTCTCATTCTCTGGAAAGCAAGAGGGCGAAAAGGACCCAAGGCACCTTTGGCCTGATATCCGGCGCATCGTTGGAGAAATCCAGCCCGAATGGTGCTTCTTTGAAAACGTCGAAGGCCATCTCGATCTGGGCGCCGCCAAGGTCATCAAGGACCTTTCGCAAATGGGCTTTACTGTCAAAGCAGGCATGTTCTCGGCGCTCGAAACTGGCGCGAGCCAGATACGGCGACGACTCTTCATTATGGCCCACGCCGACGAAGTCCCTCTATTGCTGCAGAGCGGATCTGGAACTATCCACTGCGGGGCTGAAGTTTCGCACCGATCCGACACAATCCGGCAGCCAGATTTCGTTGGGCAAGATCGCGCGTCAATGGACACTGATCTGGTTGATGATCCGTGCCTGCGGAGTGGTGCCGAACAAGAATTTTCGATTCCAATCTACCCGCCCGCTCCACATCAGTTTGCAGCCTGGTGCCAGGTGCTCACGCACAGACCTGACCTTCAACCCGAATTTTTCGGACTGGATGATGGGGTGGCCAATCGGATGGACCGATCCGACTGCGCCGGTAACGGAGTGGTCAGCCTGGCTGCAGCGAATGCGTGGCGAACTCTCAAGGCTGCATGCTTTTGAGGAAAAAGATGTATTATAATGACGGCAAAAAGCGCCAAATTATAAAGACATTATTATGTTCCAATCGACATCATATCCTGCCGCTTGCAGTTCCTTGGCGATGGCCACTCGCCAACCGCCGCCGTCGTCATATAGGTTCCAAATTATGCCCTGCATATCGGACGGCAGTTCCAACTGCTTGTCTACAACAAGGCAACAAATTTTTCCCCGGCCCAATTTTCCAATAAAGTATCCGAGTTCCAAGATGACATTCTGCCTCGCCCTTGGCTTTGACTCTTCGCCCTTGCGAGAGCCAAGGTCGTCCGGTGTTAACAATATTATTGCGAAACCCACGTCGGCATTATTCTCAACTTTTTCAAATATTGTTAGGCCTTTATTCGCCTGTTCATGAAGGATAATTGGTTTAAGACCAATTTTTTCCAAGTACCTGGCCACAGCTTCTTTGGGGCCAGTTTCGTGGCCATGCACCAAAAAAACGCGGCTAAGGCTTATTGCTGACTCCAAGACCATTGATGGAGTCGGGGAGATTACGCACGGCTCTGCTTCATCAATGCGTTCTTGCAGAGAACCTACTGCCACTCGTAATAATTCTATTGATCGTTGTTTGCCCTGAGAAAGCTCTTTTTGAATTTTACTCAGAGGAGTTTCTCTACCCAT